AACAACAGCCGGCCGAGGTCTTGCTGGAGTTATTACATCGTTAAACTTCGATTGGGGCTTAAATGGCGAAATAAACTGGGACGTTGTTGGTGGACCTGGTTTCAAAGCACCGCAGGGTTGCAAGATCTCAATATCGTTTACACCGATTCACGACATAACTCCTGGTCTAGATGCAGATGGTATGATGCGAGCACCTGTGTTTAATGTTGCTGGATCTTCTCCACACGGCGATGAAGATGTACACCCACGCGGCTATGGACGTAGAAAGGCGACTCATGATAGAACTACTGCACAAGCTGGACAGGGCGCGCCTCCAGGCACTGATGAAACAAGCTAGGAAGAACAATAATGAACAGATACAGATCAGATAGGCGAATAAAGGGTGGCTCGACTGTTGCAACAAATGAGTCAATTGCACGAATAAAAAACGCAGTGAGAAACAATAGTCTTGGTGTAAGAAAATATACGATGAAGGAAGGCGAAAGACTAGATACTCTTGCTGCAAGATACCTAGGTGATGGACGACTTTGGTGGGCAATTGCAGCTTGCTCGCAAATTGGGTGGGGTTTACAAGTGCCGCCGGGCACATTACTTCTAATACCTGTTCAAATGGATAAACTAAACGCGTTAATATAATATGTCAAACAATTCAGATCACATAAGGTCGGCGATTTCTCGACTTGGTTTTTTTACTGGCGACATTGGCGAGCACCAGTTTATTGCACGCTTGCTCAATTTAGCGGCAAGCGGAAATGGAATAGATGCTACAGCGTCGGCAGAAGCTTTTGATGCATTAAGTGGTGAGGTTGACCTTGCACAAGACAGTACACTGGAAGTGTTAATGGGCGCGCTAATAGGAATGACCGATGGTGGAACCTTTATAAACAACTTTATAACTGCTGTTAGTGATTTTTTGGCCGGCACTGATGACCCTACATTTAATGAAGTTTTGGTCGAGGCAATAAAGGGTGACCCGGAAAATGGCAACAGATTATTTACTGTTACATCCGAAGTAGTTCACGGTACTGGCACAGAATTTTGCAACTCAGTAAAGCTTTCAAGTATTCTTGGCACAACCGATTTTAACTCAAATTTTGAAGCACCTACAAAAGAGAAGCCGAACATATCGTTAATACAATTTCACAGTCCTGCATTAAATTTTGCAAATCGCAGTTCTGGGCTCGCCGGCATATTTTTTAATTTGCTACCAACCATAGAAATTTCAAAATGTCAGCCATTTGTTGACATAAAACTGTTAACAAAAACGCCGCAGATAGAAACTACTACTTCTGGTAATCGAATCGGTGACGGTATATCGCTACTACGGTTTTTAAAAGGAAAAACCAGCGTCGAAGAGGGCGACCCCTGGCCCGAGGCCCTGCCGATTGGTTTGAGTATGCCAACTCAACCAAAGCTAGATGAAAACGGAAACCCAATGTTTGATGAAAACGGCCAACCGATAACGGAAAATAAGCCTGCAACTGTCGCGGGTATGGAAGTGTTTACTAGTCCACAGACACTGGTTAATGGAAATGAGCCACATTATGATATTGGCCCAGAAAGGCTTACGCCTGTTGGAAGACAAGCAAGCGTAATAGATAAGTTTAGACCTTTTTTAACGCTCAAGACGTTTGATATAAAAGTTGTTCCAGCACGAGGTATGATTTCAACAAAATCTGCGTCAATATCGTTGACATTACACGATCGATCTAGATTGGCAGAAATTGGGCAGCTAGTAAGACCCGATGGAATATCTGATGTAGAAATTATGGCTGAATATGGCTGGTCACATCCAGAAGGTTTCGGAACCCGTAATGATTTTGCAACTTTGCTTAACGCTCTTAGGGTAAAAGAAAAATTTCAAGTTGTCAACTCAAGTATGTCATTTAATGATGTTGGCGAAGTTGATATAACACTACAGCTTGTTTCAAAAGGAAACAATGACCTAACATTTAGAATGGTAACTGATGCTGAAGTCGCACAGACATTTGATCAGGTAAGTCTCTTGTTTCGCAAAATAAGGGAAATAAAGAGATCAATAAGGTCCGATCTTGTAGAAAACGAGGAGATGATTGGAAGCCAGGTGATGGGCAAAGCGAATAGTATTTCCGCCATATTGTCAATGAGTGCGGATGAAATGAAAGAACTGCAGAACACAATAAACGCAATTCAGTCTAATCCAAACCAAACAGAGGAATATTCGTCACTAGCAAATACAATGCAAGAAGCAATAGTTGGTGCCAAAAGTTTAGATGGTCTTATTCAAGATGCTATGGCTGAAAAGGCAACAAGGATGAAAAATGGCGTCGATCCGTATGCAAAGGGATGTGCACATCTAGGAATAAACTACGTGGCAGTTTCTGGAGAGCCAAGCGGCTTTAGGCTAAAGAACCACGTCTCTTTTGCAAAACTTGCTACTGAGTACATTGCAAAGCCATTGGCAGCAACTAAAAAGTTTGAAGAGGTACAGCTTTGTTTTTATCCATTTAACCAATTTGCGACGTTTGCCCGAGATGACGATGTTGGTTCATTTCCAATTAATATTTCGGTCTTTGAAAAAACTCTAGCTGAAAAACTTAAGAAAAACCCTGCAATGACACTTGCTGCCTTTGTTGGCTTTATGAATTCTACCTTTTTTAATAATATGGCTAGTGACATTTACGGATTTGGTTCACTGTATGAAAGAGATCCAACTACAGGCAAATCAAAGCTAAGAAAAAAATATCAGGAAAGTAAAACTGCAAAAACAAAAATACCAAGTGAGAAAAAGGCAGTTTTTGAAGCGGCTTATGGACCAGGAGCTGAACAAAAGTTTACTAAGCCATCTGTTCAAATGTACTTGGAGACTGTGCCTGGAACTGACACAGATAACGGTGGCGAAGACGCAACTATACTACGCATTCACTTTTTTGATCAGTCTGCAACTTCATATACGGGTTTTGCAGAAATGTGGGATTCATTGCGTAGCAGTCTTGCCTCATCAATTAATATGGCCGCTGTGTCTGCATTTAGGTCAAGAGAAAGTCCACCAAATGCTGAGCCCTCACAGGTTGCAAACCTTTCTCATTATTCAACCTTGTTTTCACAGCAGATGTCTCTTCTAGCAAAGTTAGACATCCTTGAAGGAGTTGATGCGAACGGAAATTCCGTGCCCATCGACCAATTAAGTCCAGCATTTGATGAAGTAGCAGGTCTTGAAACCTCACCTGAGACGATTGACGAGGTGCAGGCTGCCACAAATATTCAGTATGTTAGAATAAAGGGCGGACCCGCTGGACTAAAATATATGTTTCACCGAAATATGCCATCGATTAAATATGGTTCAACGTACAGTGCTGTTATTAAAGCAAACTTGGCTACACAGAACGATGCAAGGATGGCGACAATTCATATGCAGCGTGCACAGGGGCCAGGCAATGGTCCAGACGGTGGCACGGATGATGGTCTACCATTGCGCACCTTTCCTGGCCAGCTATCTATGGATATTTATGGCTGTCCATTAATTAATTTTGGTCAGCAGTATTTTATTGATTTTGGTACTGGGACAACGCTCGATGATGTCTATGCAGTTACAGGCGTTGACCATAAATTTACACCTGGAAGTTTTGTTACAAGTATCAAGTTTGTACCCTTACAGAAGTTTGGCTCATATCAAAGCTTGCTTGGAAACTTTAGCAAAATCATTGCCGAAGTGCAAAGTCTTGGTTCTGATTCTTCTACCGAAAGCTAATTCTATAAAATTTAAAAATACGATGTATACTGATAAATGCTAGTATTTGATTCTAAACATTTTATGACAAGCTCAAACCTTGTCTATAGAAACGAGGCTTATCTTTGGGAATCCGTTAAGCCAGAAGACGCAATGACATTAACAGGCGCTCGTTCATTTACACATTTCTCACAGCTTTTTGGCTTTGATGTAGATCCATTGATTCCAGAAAAATATCAAAATTCTGCAAAATTATTAAACGCAGAACCGCCCTGGTGTTTCTACATAGGTAAAACAAAATTCCAAAAGATGATTTATGACTATGCAGCACAACACGATGAAATTTTATCAAAGATAAGTGAAGAAACAGTCGAAAAGCATATTAAAATTAACTATTTTATCGACAGCATGAGGCCAACCCCATTTGACCTTACAAAAGTTGCAGATCCAGAACTAAAAAAGCATGTTGATAAGTTTATTATTCCTAACCTAACTAATGGCAAGCTTCCAAGAATAAAATACATAAGAACAAAAACTAAGACAGGAAGACTTACAGTCGTTGGTGGACCAAACGTTTTAACAATGCACAGTGGCCTGCGCAAAGGCGTAAATGATGGCTATTCAATAGATTTTGTTTCTATTGAGCCAAACGTTCTTTTGGTGTCTCAGAATCGAGCGCCAAGAACAGATATATATGATACACTAAGAACAGATGTATTTAAAGACAAAATAAGTAGAGCAAAAGTAAAAATTGCAACAATGGCTGCACTTTACGGTTCCGGCCGGCAGGATAAGTTTGCACGAAATATAGAAGAATATTTTAATGTTGCCGAAACAGTACAAATTTTAGAATCTGAAATAAAAGATGAAAAAATAAAAAATCTCTATGACAGGCCAATAGAATTAAACGGAACTCGCGGCAAACACTTATTAGCTCTCTGGCTACAGTCATCAGCAGCTGATGCAGCTCTACTCGGTTTCTACAATTTTGCAAACGAAGTAGATATAGTACCACATTGGATAATTCACGATGGGCTCATATTTATATACAAGGGCGAACAAAAAGAAATACTTGAACTAGATGTCGGCTTAAATTATAAATTACCGGTTAAGGTGGAGAAGCTATAATGCGGCAAGCAACAAAAGAATTTTTAAATTTAATACTTGAGCAAGAACAAAGTTCTGAGGCGTCTCAAGGCAATAACAAACAAAATAAAAACAAGAAAGGTAAGAAACCCGGTAAAGAAGAACCGGCTAAGCCTGAACTAGATATTAATACGTTACAGACGTTAAATGCCGAAGTCTCAAATAAATTATCGTTGGGAAAGCCAATCAATGACAGTAGTTTAGCAAACATGAAGTATAGATCGAACGCTTCGAAGAAAGACGCAACAAATATGCTGAACGATCTAGGAATATCTGCACCATCTGGAAAAAAATGGTATACCGCGCTCAACGATCTAATGGTCAGCGCCGCCGGCGGAAAAATGAGTGTTTTTCTTTCGCCTTCCACGATTCGAAAGTCTCCGACCGGAAAGATTGGGGTTTTGATTCCAATGAAGGGTGTATGGAAAGAAGATGACAAAGGCGGAAAGCGTTCATTTGGTTTTATAAGGGCAGTTGTGATGGGCGCACGAACCGCAGGTTTTCTAGGCCAGTTAACTTCTACTGAAATAAAAAAACTTAGAATAGAACAAATTGCAGGCACCGATTCGCTTATTGCCTACATTGGCAATTCGCAAAGCTGGAGAAAATAATGGATACAAGGCTACTAAGAAATTTAATACGCAAAATCATACTTGAAGCAAAAAAAGATGTTTTAGGCGAACCGGACTCGAGCTCTGAAAAACACAGAGACGAACCACAGCCACAATATGATTCCGACGAAGAGGATGAAGCCGATAAAGATGAAGCCTCAGTCGTTGCAAATATTGCAGGATACAACGCACCACTTGGTTATGGTCACGGCCCAGGCGATAAGCCTTATGGAGAACAATGAGCAAAAAACCCTGTGCTGGCTGTGAGGCAAACAGAATAACGTTATTGGCACAAGCCGAGAGAATATTATTTAATCGATTCAAGGTTGATAACGAAAGAATGCATTTCCTTATTGGTAACGGTTTAGTTGACCCAATGGTAGTAGACTGGCCAGATCCACCGTCCGCTGACGATATTATGAAAGAGGCTGAAAGGCTTTATTCATTTGTTAGGGAACAGTAGCTTATACATCTTTTCCCAGCCTGTTATTATTACTTGTGCAGATTGCACATTCACACTACACATAACACACAGGAGAAAAAAATGAGTAGTAATAACCCGTACGCGCTCCGCGCTAATTTGTTGTCCCAAGCCGAAGGTATCCTTATGCAGAGATACCAAGTCGAAACTGATAGGGTCACAAACCACATGCACCTCAGTCTGGAACGAGATAGGACTTTTGACGTAAGCACTGTCACTTATCCGGATTTTCCTACCACTGATGACATCATTGCTGAAGCTGAAAAGCTTTATAGCTTTGTGCAAAAGAAATAGTTTGTACATTGGCTAAGCCAATCGTATAATAATATGTCCTTACCCGAAGGGGTAAGGACAACTTAATAACACAATAGACAATTAAACATTTAAAGGAGAAAAATCAATGGCTATTGACTTTGACGCCCTGCGTAAAAAACTTGGACAGCTATCCGGACAGAATTCAAAAAGAGGTCGTTCTTGGCGACCGAAAGAAGGTGAGGAGTACAACGTACGCATCATCGCCTTCTCAGATAATGATGGTAATCCATTTAAGGAACGCTATTTTTATTACAATATCGGGACCAACCCAGGCCTTCTTGCGCCTTATCAGTTTGGAAAGCCTGATCCAATTCAAGAGCTTATCACAAAGTTGCGCGATGAAGGTTCAAAAGAATCTTATGAGCTTGCTAAGAAGCTTTATCCAAAGATGCGTAGTTATGCTGCGGTAATCGTCCGAGGTGAAGAACAAGAAGGCGTTCGGCTTTGGGCTTTCGGCAAACAGGTATACCAAAGTTTGCTAAATGTGATGCTTGATCCAGACTACGGCGACATCACAGACATTAACGAAGGCCACGATATTAAGGTGATGTGTTCAAAGGCACCGGGAATGAAATGGGCAACAACAGATGTTCGTCCTCGGCCGAAGGCTACGCCGCTTGGCTCAGCTGCTGATGTGAAGAACTGGACTTCATCTCTGCCTGATGTAGATGAATTCTTTACACTGGAATCATACGAAAAGTTGGAAAACATTATTAACAACTGGCTTAATGATGGAACTGAAGAACAGGAAGAGGTTGAGCATCGTACAGAAGCAAAGGCAAAGAATACCGATACTGGTAAGACGTTCAACAAGATTGACGACGCATTTGCAGATCTGGAAGACTTTGACATCTAGCGTTCAGAGATTTTTTCTCACATTCTGGGAGCCGATTTTCGGCTCCCTTTTTTATTGTGAATGTTTGTACATCGACAAAAAATGGCTTAAATTAAACAGTATAAAGGAGCAAAATTATGGCCAAGAAAAAAAACCCTGCTGGCGACTTTACAGCAGATCTAATTAAGTCTTTAAATAAGGAACACGGTAATCGTATTGCGTATAATTTAGCATACGACGATAGTCCCACACACGTCAATCGATGGATAAAAACTGGTTCTAAACAACTAGATTATCTTGTTGCTGGAAAACCAAATGGCGGATTGCCAGAAGGAAGAATTGTAGAGATATTTGGACCTCCTTCAATCGGAAAGTCGCACATCGCAATTCAAATTGCAAGAAATACCCAGGAAATGGGTGGCATCGTTGTTTACATTGATACGGAAAATGCAACTTCTGTTGACAACTTAGGAGCACTTGGTGTTGACATTCAAAAGAGATTTGTCTATGTAGATACACACTGTACTGAAGAAGTTCTATCGATTGCAGAAAAAACAATTCTTAAGGCAAAAGCTTTACAAAAGGATGTACCGATTACAATCATCTGGGATTCAGTTGCTGCAACTTCCCCAAAGGCAGAGCTCGTTGGAGACTATGATAAGGAGACAATCGGGCTGAATGCTAGGGTTATTTCAAAAGGAATGCGAAAAATCACAGGTGTTATCGCAAACGAAAACGTCCTGTTTATCTGTTTAAATCAAATTAGAACGAAAGTTGGAGTAATGTATGGCGATCCTACTACTACACCCGGGGGTAAAGCAATCCCTTTTCACTCATCTGTACGAATCAAGCTGGGTGCTGGACAACAAATCAAAGACAAGAAGGGGAATATTGTCGGCATTAATGTTTCGGCAAAAACAATAAAAAATAAGGTTGCTCCTCCTTTTAGAACTTGTAACTTTGAAATTCACTTTGGAAAAGGCATATTTGAACACGAGCAGACATTTGATGTATTGCGTAGATTCTGCAAAGATTACGGTCCAGTTGCTTACGATGAAAAACTTATATCTGTCGAAGGAACAGGCGCCTGGAAAACACTGAGTGTAAAAACTAATTCTGGCAAGAAAGTTCTTGATAAGAAGTTCTATAAAACAGAATTTGGCGAGCTCATTAACGATCCAGAATATGCACCTTATGTAAACGCCGTTTTTAATGCTGCATACGCAGAAGTGATGGGAAACTCGCAGGCTGCAAATCTCGACACTGAAGCTTACGAAGAGGTAAGGCAGGTTGCCTTGGATATTGAAGATGACGAATTTGTAAACCCGGAGTAGATCATGTGCACACTAATTGTAGATGCAATGAATATTTTTGTAAGGTCCTATGTTGTTGTTCCGAGTATGAGTGAACACGGTCATCACGTCGGCGGCACGCTCGGCTTCTTAAAATCTCTGGGCTCCTACTCAAGACAGTTTTCCCCTGACCGAATCATTGTAGTATGGGAGGGCGGCGGATCTCCGCGAAGGCGGGCACTGTTGAGTGAGTATAAGGCAAACAGAAAACCTGTTAGGCTGAATAGATCTGACATCTATGAAGATATTCCAGACACAAGAGAAAATTTTAATTATCAGGTAGCAGCGACTACGAAACTTCTTGCGCATACTGTAGTTGAACAGATGTATGTATCAGACTGTGAGGCAGACGATGTAATAGGTTACCTTGCCAAAAATCTTCTAGATGATGAAATAATTATTGCTTCTTCGGATAAGGACTTTTACCAACTCCTTTCAGAGAATGTGAAGATGTACTCCCCAACAAAGAAAAAGTTTATCACGCACGAAGACGTAAGAGAAGAACACGCAATTAGTTCAGTAAATTTTGCGACAGCAAGATGTTTTGTAGGCGATAGTTCAGACAATATTGATGGCGTAAAAGGCGTTGGGCTAAAATCTTTGGCAAAAAGATTTCCAAATTTAAGAAATGACGAGTTTGTATCTTGCGACGATATAATTAAATTGTGTCGCGATGTGCCTGAAAAGAAACGTATTAAGTTTCATTCTAGCATCATAGCGTCCGAGTCAATAATTAAGAGGAATTGGAAGCTAATGTACTTAGATACATCTAATCTTTCCGCGGATCAAATTTTAAAGATTAAAGAAAAGGCTCAATACAAACCAAGAAAAGCCGATAAGATAGGAATGATTAAAAATCTGATCGAGGAGGGTATCAATATGCCAAAATCCTTTGATCCACATCAATTCTTTATAAATACAATCACAGCCAATAAGAGGTAATAATGAATAGTGCAGTCTTCGAACTCGAAGAGGTTGGCCCTTCACACTTTAGCCAATATGGAAAGGCGTTCCAAGAAAAAATATTTCAAGGCCTAATAACAGATCAAGAATGGGCAAAGCAAATGTCAGAGGTGATGAGGCCTCATTTTTTTGATTTGAAATATATTCAGTATCTTGCCGATCGCTATTTTGCATATTTTGAAAAATACAGCTGTTTTCCAACTATGCAGCTTTTAATAACTATTATTAGGGATGAGCTAACTGGCCTAGGTGCCGATGGGTTGTTGAGAACGCAAATCGTCGACTTTCTCCAGCGCGTAAGAGCAAACCCGCATCCTGGCGATCTAAAGTATGTTAAAGAAAGAACACTTGATTTCTGCAAAAGGCAGGCATTTAAAGAAGCGCTTGAAAAAGCTGTTGATCTTGTTACCGATGATAAATTTGAGTCTGTTGTTGACTTAATGAAAACTGCTGTTTCGGTTGGAATGCCACACAGTGTTGGACACGACTTCTTTGAAGATATGGAAGCAAGATTTCAGGAAATTGTTAGAATAACGTGTCCTACTGGTCTGGCTAGTCT